AAAAACGCTAGCTGCATATGGTCAGGTTGTCGAAGTTCTTCTTGCGGCTAATAAATTTCCTATTTCTGTTGACCCCACGATAATACCAGAAGGAATTGCTGAAAACGTACACTTTGATCCAGCAGAGCCAGAGCAGGTACGTGAGTTACGTAAAGAAAATCCGTACGGTTTTTCTGGTGACGGAGAAGAACTTCCACCTGGAGCTACACAAGATACTCTTATAGAACGATTAGGAGCTACAGCAAAAAAACTTGTTGGTATAGAAAATATTAAAGAAGGGCAGGGTAAAACACCAAGCTCTATTACACTTAGTCCTGCTGCTATCGCAGCTAAAAAGATGGAAAAGTTAATTCACGATCAACTTCAGGAATCTGGTGCTACTAAGCACTTGCGTAGTACTGCATTTGAAATGTCTTTGTTTGGCACCGGGATTATGAAGGGTCCATTTGCTATTGATAAAGAATACCCTAACTGGGATGAAGATGGTGTGTATAGTCCTACTATAAAAACAGTACCTCAAGTAGATCATGTATCTGTGTGGAACTTCTTTCCTGATCCTGATGCTAATAGCATGGACGATGCAAGATTTGTTGTGGAACGGCACAAGATGTCCCGGTCGCAAATGCGTGATCTAAAAAAGAGACCTTTCTTCCGAGAAGATATTATTGAGAAAGTTATTACCATCGGAGAGAGCTATAATAAAAAGTATTGGGAACATGATCTTGAAGATTACGCGCGTGAGCAAGATGTGTATCGTTTTGAAGTTCTAGAATATTGGGGAGCTATTGATACATCTTTGTTAAAAGAATTTGGTGTTGATCTTCCTGCTTCATTTAAAGAGGTAGATGAAGTTGGTGCTAATATTTGGATTTGCAATAATAATCTACTTCGTGTTGTACTTAATCCGTTTAAGCCACAACGTATTCCATATGTAGCTGCGCCATATGAGTTGAATCCGTATAGCTTCTTCGGCATTGGTATTGCTGAAAATATGGATGATACACAAACTCTTATGAATGGCTTTATGCGAATGTCTGTTGACAATGCGGTACTGTCAGGCAACTTACTTATTGAAGTAGATGAAACTAATCTTGTACCAGGACAGGACCTTACTGTTTATCCTGGTAAGGTATTCCGTAGGCAAGGTGGCGCACCAGGACAAGCAATCTTTGGTACTAAATATCCTAACGTTTCTAGTGAGAACATGATGATGTTTGACAAAGCTAGGCAGCTTGCAGATGAAAGTACTGGTTTGCCATCTTTTTCTTATGGACAAACTGGAATCACGGGTGTAGGTAGGACTGCTAGCGGTATATCAATGTTAATGGGGGCTGCTGCGGGTGGAGTTAAAACTGTCATTAAAAATGTAGACGATTACCTTCTTCGACCATTGGGCGAAGGTTTGTTTCAATTCAATATGCAATTTAACTTTGATCCTTCTATTCGCGGAGATCTTGAAGTTAAGGCAGGTGGAACAGAGAGCTTGATGGCTAATGAAGTGCGTAGCCAACGATTGATGCAATTCTTGTCTATTACAAGCAATCCTTCTTTAGCACCCTTCTCTAAATTTCAATACATAATCAGGGAAATTGCTAAGAGTTTGGATCTTGATCCTGATAAGGTTACTAATAACATGGATGAAGCTGCTATCCAAGCTGAAGTCATGAAAGGCTTACAAGCAGATCAACCACAACAACAACCACCGGGACCAGCAGGAGCTAACCCGATGGACACAGCAGGAACAGGAGACGGAACGATTGGAACAGGACAAGCACCCGTACCAGGAGAGCAAGGGTTTACAGGAAATGCAGGGGGAACTCCTCCGCAAGCTCAAGCCCCTGGTCAGCAGCCACCGCCAGTGGCAACACTTCAGTAGTTATGTAGGTTTAGAAATAGAAATGCAAAGACGTACACTTGAACAGGCTACCGATATAATGGCAGTGCATAGAGCACAAGGTGCTATTAATGCTTTGCATAAGATTGTAAATCTTCGGGATCATGTTAATGGCAGTAAGTAAAAGCAAAGTAACCTTCGCTAGGTGAAAAAACAGATAGAGAAGCATTTGATAGGGGTGGAACAGTTATGCAGCGACAAAGTCCTGATTTTGTTGACAAAGAATTTTTACGCATAGAAGAAAATCGTGATGAACGTCCTCGACTAAATGTTTCGGCTGATGGAGGGGGGTCTGTTAGAAGTATACCTGTTTCTACTCCTGAAGGTAAAAAAGATCTAACTGCTGCCCAGTTAGGTGCAGCAATAAAACTAGGTATAGTAGTTCCGTTAAAGAATGGGTTTACATTAAAAACTAGTACTGATATTAGCGGAGGAGCGCAAGCAACAGAGTTAGAAGGTAAGGTAGGTAACCGGTTTGAAGATGCTAGAGTTACCAATTACAGTCTTGCTTTGTTAAAAAAGTTAACAGATGGTGATGGAGTACTTGGTATTGAAGGAAGTTATGATCCTATTAGAGATAGCTATTCTGGTAAACTAGCAGCAAGATTAAATTTTAACAGGGGTGGAACTATGGCTTTACAAGAACAAATGTCAATGTTTGATAACGGCGGCATGATGGATGAGGGTAATTCAGTTGATCCTGTATCCGGTAATACGGTACCAGTAGGATCTCTTCAGGAAGAAGTACGAGATGATGTACCTGCACAAGTAAGTGCCGGTGAAATGGTTATTCCTGGTGATGTTGTGCGTTACTTTGGCTTAGAGTTCTTCATGAAATTACGAGACGAAGCAAAGCGTGGTCTTGCTCGAATGGAAGACATTGGGCAGATGGGTAATTCAGATACTGCTACGCTTGATCCTGATACTCCGTTTGAAGTAGCTGACTTAGAAATGACGGATGATAGTAGTATTAGTAGTATGACTATGAATAGAGGTGGTAGTATTCCTACAGCAGAAGAACTTGGCGATATGCCGCCACCTATTAGAGCTTTTCGGGGTAGGAATATATCGGGTCCAGAACCTACAGGTAATACTGCGGCAGGATTATTTGGTACAAATTCGGCAGCAGCAGCAGCAGTAGGTAGGACGACATCTTCGGGAACAGAAACTAAAAAATACAGAGGACCAGGAGGAGAAACGTTATCAATTCAATTTATTAACGACGTACCTCAAACTACTATTCCAAAGGGGTATGTAACGGAAGCTGAGTATCAAAAGAAAGTAGCCGCGAATAAAACGGGTACCACTTTACAACCTTGGGAAACGGCAACAGAACAAGGATCAGGACAAGACAATCCACAAGGTTCAGGTAATGCATCCTTATCTGAAATGATGAAACAGGGAAATGTACTGGGTGTAGCGCAAACGGCTTCTATGAGTGACACGGTGACAGGTTTTATGAATGGTCTTGTCGGATCTGCAATGATGCCTAGTATGATGATGGGGGCTATTGCTTCGCAATTTGATAAAGAGGGGGTGTTAAGTAGCGTTGCAACTATGGATAGAGATAGAGCGTTGTCTGCTCTAGCAAATACCTTTGATGCTACCCCAGCAACGGTAGCTGCACTTGAAGCCCTTCGGGGCACTACCTTTAACTTCGGTCAGATAACTGATATTGTCGCTAAAGATGCTGCTCTTAGCAAGGCGATGAAAGATTACGACGAGGTTAAAGCAGCAAATCAAATGGCTGATGACTACGCAGATGCCATGGGTATGGATCGTGGAAACATTAGCGGTGTAGGTAATATAAGTGGGGTAGGTAATGTTGGTGTGGTTTCTAATAACCGGGGTGGATTTGGTTACGCAGTAGGTTCTGATGGTTCTGTTCTAGGAGGCAGGGATAGGGATAGAGCAAAAGAAGCGTACGACGCGCAGAGGTCGTCCCAAGCCAATCCGGGTAATCAGCCATCGCCGGTCGGCGCACCGGGCGAGGCAGTATCTGGTACCGATACTACAGGAGGGCTCGGCGGTATGGGCGGTGGACCGCAAAGTTCAGCAGAGGCGGGGAACACGACCGCTGGAGAGACTGCTAATGAACAGGAAGAGGGGATATCGGGTGGTCAGACAGAGGCCACGACCGCTGGAGAGACTGCTAATGAACAGGAAGAGGGGATATCGGGTGGTCAGACAGAGTCGAGCTACTTGGCTAAAGGCGGACTACTAAAAAGACCAAAAAGAAAAGCATCAAAGAAGACTAAAAATAAAAAGCGTGGTTTAGTTTCTCGTCCTGAGATTAAGGCAGCTAGGGGTACTATTATTGGCAGACCCTCAGACAGTATTTTATCAACGGGTACGCAATCAACGGCGGATACCGGGGCTACATTATTTGGCGATGAGTCAGTAGCAGCCGGGAACAACACAACGACCACACCTGAAACTCCAACCGCACCAGACAAAAAAGTACCTACCCATAACTACCTAGATCCAGGGAATATGCGGTTTAATGCACGTCAATACAGAGAGTTCCAAAGGAGTTTTAGTAGGGCTAATTTAGGAGGACTTTCAAATGATACACTTGATAAGTATATAAGGCGCGATCCTGCAAGCCCGGATGACAATCCTCTCTACGTATACACCGGCTCACCTATTGGTCCATCAAGCCGAGGAGTTGCAGAAAATAATATGGGAGGGTTTTCGCCAATTACTCAGCCGGATATTCGTTATGCTGGTGGGGGTCGAGAAGGTAAGTTGTTTAAAGACTTCCCAAGAGATGTTTTTAATATGCTTAAAATGGGTTTGGAGGAGATTGACTTAAGTGCGTAGAATAGAGGGCCGGTTTACCCTCACGATAATAAACCATTAGTTGGCTACCCATGCCCCAGAACGGCTACCGTGGCCCCAACAAAGGAGAATAAAATATGTCAGATGCAGCATCGTCAGTAGTAGAGCCTGTAAAGAAAGTAGCATTTATGTCCCGCCCGTACTCAAAGGAGGAACGTATTCAAAAGGAAGAGGATGAACTAAAAGAACTTATTAAAGAACAAAAAACAGGTAACGAGGAAACGGAAGACGATACTGCTAACTTAGGTGCAGAGGAAAAAACTTTTAAAAAGAGGTACTCTGATCTACGAAGACATCAGCAAAAACAGGCAGAAGACCTACGCACGGAAATTGATAACTTAAAAAGTCAGCTAGATTCTGCAACTAAAAAAGAATTTAAACTGCCTAAAACGGATGACGATATTGCATCCTGGGCAGAACAGTATCCTGACGTAGCTGCTATTGTAGAGACTATTGCTATGAAAAAGGCATCTGAACGATCACTTGAAATTGAAGCACAAGTATCCGAGTTAAACAGTGAACGACTACAGATGTCTAAAGAACGTGCAGAAAATGAGCTATACGTTTTTCATCCTGACTTTGATAGTATTAGGGATAGTGATTCTTTCCATGACTGGGCTGAAGAACAACCTACATGGATTCAGAAAGCACTATACGAAAATGATGATGATGCTAAGTCTGCTGCGCGAGCAATTGATTTGTACAAAGCAGACATGGGTACTAGTAAAAAGAATACAGGCAATAAAGAAAAGGATGCTGCTAGGTCTGTTAAAACTAAGGGCGAACGTAATCGCCCAGCAACGACTACTGAAGCAGGTGCTTTTAAAGAGTCTGTAGTAGAAAAAATGACACCGCAAGAATATGAAAAGAATGCGGACGCTATCATGGAGTCAATTCGCGGAGGCAGTTTTATTTATGATGTTTCTGGTTCTGCGCGATAAAGACTTGACATTTTTTCAAAATCGAGTATAACTATATACAGTTATGCTAGAAGTGTAACCCTACTATGTAGCAACTTACACTTACAGCGTAGTAATTATTTCTAAGCCACCCGTAAGATTGAGCCTTTAATACTATAGGCCATAGTATTATACAACCTCTATATCAAACGGCCTTGTGAAATAGGTAACGTAGCGTGTCTTAGTTACACGCATTAGGATGTTGTAGAAAATGTAGGAGACCTTAAATGGCATTTTCATCCACTGCTGGGTACAACAACCTGCCTAATGGTAATTTCTCACCGGTTATCTATTCAAAGCAGGTTCAGCTAGCCTTTCGTAAAGGCTCTGTTGTAGAAGCTATTTCTAATAGCGATTATTTTGGCGAGATCGCTAATATGGGCGATAGCGTTAAAGTTATCAAAGAACCAGAAGTCACTGTCAAGGCTTACACCCGTGGTACTACTATCACGCCACAGGATCTTGACGATGAAGACTTCTCGTTGACCATTGACAAGGCTAACTACTTTGCCTTTAAGATGGACGACATCGAAGAAGCACATAGTCATGTGAACTTCCAGCAGCTTGCTACTGATCGTGCGGCCTATCGGCTTGCTGACCAGTTTGACCAAGACGTGCTGGGTTACATGTGTGGTTTTAAACAGTCTGCTCTCCATGGTACGCCAAATGCGGCTAATACCACGGTTAATGGTAGCAAGGCTGTTTCGACTGCCGGTTCCGACGAACTTCTTGACTCTATGGAAATTCGTGGGGATGACTTTGGTGGCTCCTCTGCTAATAGTGTTGGCCTTGACGCTCGCGCTCCTGGTGCTACGGATACTACTCCTGGCTCCGGTAACGCTCATGCCCTTTCGGTAATCAACCGGATGGCTCGTCTTCTTGACCAGCAGAATGTTGATACGAACAGCCGGTTTCTTGTTATTGATCCCGTGTTTGTTGAGCTTCTGCGCGATGAAGACTCGCGTCTCTTCAATGCTGACTTTGGCGGCGATGGCCTCCAGAATGGTCTTATCCTTAATAACCTTCATGGCTTTAAGGTTTATGTCTCGAACAACCTTCCTTCGGTTGGTACCGGTCCTGCCACTACTGGCGGCACCAATGCTTCCAACTACGGCGTGGTTTGTGCGGGTCATATGTCTTCTGTCGCTACGGCGGAGCAGATTAATAAGACTGAAACTTATCGCGATCCCGACAGCTTTGCTGACATTGTTCGGGGTATGCATTTGTACGGTCGCAAGATCCTTCGTCCAGAAGCTCTTGTGAACGCTAAGTACAACTTGGTATAGGGAGGGTTTGAGATATGGCTACCGTTACTACACTAGCTTCGACCGTCCGTAACCCTGGCGCTCGTGGACGTAGTCCGTACTACGTTCAGAATGAGATCGACTTTGCCGCTGCTGTTACCGCTAAAGGTACTGCACTGGCTGCTGCCGATATCATTGAAGCACTTACGATCCCTGCTGACACGATGATTATTTCTGCTGGCATGGAATGTACTGCTGTTCATACTGGTACTTCTTCCGATTGCGCTCTTGATTTGGGGGTGACCGGTGGCGATCCAGATGCATTTGTTGATGCGTTTGACTTTGACGCGGCTGCTGCTGGAGCTTACGCGGTTCCTGCTGCACCGGGATCGGCAATTGTACCGGCTGCGGCTGATACGCTTGACATTCTCATCCAGGCACAGACGGGTACTACCTTGACGGGTAAGATGCGCGTCTTCGCGTGGTTGGCTGACGTTGATGACATTGGTGTTCTTGAAGCATCTGATGTTGACCGCGATACTCTTGCGTAAAGTACTATGGGGGTGGGGTGTAAAAACCCCACTCCTACTTTTCAATTGGTGGAAACTTAATGGCAACAACTTTTCTTACATTAGTAAATGATACCATACGACGCTTAAATGAAGTAGAGTTATCTGCT